CGACAAGCATGGCACCTTCGCAGTCAACCGTAAAGACTGTCAAGAACCATGCCCGTATCCCTCGATCTTCGCAAAGCGCATAAGGTGCGCCGACATGGCGATTTGCTGGCCATCTACACCTGGGTGAATGATGAGCGAGCGCTTGTGCTCTTGCCTGCGCGTCGTAAAAACGCTGCCTGGTTCGTTGTTTGTGAGTCGGCTGCGTATCGCTATGACGATGCAAGCGTGCTAGCTGCGCAGTGCGTTAAGGCCTGCGAGGTTTTAGGTGTTGAGCCTTCAAAGCGCAATTGGGTTCGGATTGCCAGCATCATTCATGAGGGCCTTGGTGATCTCATTCGCATGCCTTCAGCACCCACACCAGCGTTTGGTCCAAGTGTTGGCGAGGTGCAGTTGCGCGCTGATGGCGAGCTGATTGCTCAGACCGATATTCGCCAAGAGCAACAAGGCGCAAGCTATGGCTGAGTTTGCTGTTCGTCCAAGGCGAGGTCGGGCATCGGGTGACGCGTACTTTCAAGCCCTTAGCGCTTCGTCTGATCGGCTTGAAACAGCACCATCAAGTCATCCGCTTGAATCGGAAGGCTCGCGGGCCATCTTGCGGCAGCTCTTGCAGTGGTATTACTTTGAAAAAGAGCGCCAGGCTGCCAATCGGCTCGAGATGGCCATGGATTGTGATTTTTACGATAACTTGCAATGGGATGCGCAAGATGCAGCGATTTTGCGTGATCGCGGCCAAATGCCACTGGTTTATAACGAAGTGGCACCCATGGTTGATTGGCTTATCGGTACTGAGCGCCGCTCACGCGTGGATTGGCGGGTGTTGCCTAGGTCCGAGGACGATGTTGAAGCGGCTGACGTTAAAACGAAGCTTTTAAAGTACGTCTCAGACATCAACCGGGTGAGCTTTTTGCGCTCAAGGGCATTTGCCGATGCGATTAAGGCCGGTGTGGGTTGGATGGACGATGGGGCACGTGATGACCCCACGCAAGATATTTTGTATTCGCGCTACGAAGACTGGCGCCATGTGCTTTGGGATGCTTCAAGTGATGAGCTTGATTTGTCAGACGCCAGGTATTTGTTTCGCTGGCGCTGGGTGGATGAGGATGTCGCGCGCTTGATGTTCCCAGACCGAAGCGATGTGATTGCGCAAGCGATTGAAGAGGCTGCGCACTCAGATAGCGATGGCTGGGAAGAAGAAAACTGGCAAAGCCAGCAGGATCCATCGCATGTGCGATCTGGAACGCTCTACGCTTTAGGGGTGGGGGAGTTAGCCGATGCCAAAAGGCGGCGCGTAAAACTCATTGAAGCCCAGTACCGGGCGCCCGCCAAGGTCAAGGTGGTTGCCGAAGGCCCGTGGAAAGGTTCAATCCTTCACCCACGCGATACCGTCCTACAACACACACTCGATCTGGCCAGCTGCCACATTATAGAACGCGTCATGATGCGCGTGCATCTGGCCGTTTTCACCCCATCAAAGCTCTTAGCCCACCAGGTAAGCCCTTATCGGCACAACCGCTTCACGTTAACGCCGATTTGGTGCTATCGCAAAAGCCGTGATCGTCTGCCCTATGGCGTTATTCGGCGTGTGCGCGATGTGCAGCAAGACTTAAATAAGCGCGCTTCGAAGGCGCTCTTTATGCTTAACACCAACCAAGTCATTGCCGATGAGGGTGCAGTCGATGACTGGGATGTGATGCGCGATGAGGTGGATCGCCCCGATGGGGTGATTATTAAAAAGCCTGGCCGTGAGCTTGAAATCAGGCGCGATACCGAAGCTGCCAATGGGCAAATCGAGATGATGCAGCTTGCGGCAACCTCGATTCAAAAATCCGCGGGTGTTGCCCAAGAGAATATGGGCAGGCAAACCAATGCCGTATCGGGTGAGGCCATCAAAGCAAGGCAACTGCAGGGTAGTGTGGTGACCACCGAGCCCTTTGATAATTTGCGCTTAGCCACCCAAGTGCAAGGTGAAAAGCAGCTAAGCCTTATTGAGCAGTGGTACACCGATGCCAAAGTCATACGCCTTACGGGTGCCAAAAACGCCATCGAATGGGTCAAGGTCAACACCCCTGAAGTGCAAGCCGATGGTTCGGTGCGCGTACTGAATGACATCACAGCCTCGATGGCTGATTTTGTGGTGAGTGAGCAAGACTACGCAGGCACGTTGCGTCAGGTGATGTTTGAAAACTTAAATCAGCTTGCCGCACGCTTTCCACCAGAGATTGGTCTACGGGTGATGACCATTGCCATGGACTTTTCTGATCTTCCCAATAAGGATGAGATCGCCAATCAGTTTAGAAAGCTCACGGGCGAACGCGACCCAAGTAAGCCCCCGAGTGCTGAGGAAGAAGCACAAGCCCAAGCGCAGGCCATGCAACAAGCCCAGGCTCTCGAGTTACAGCGTCAGATGGCGCTTGCTGCACTTGATGAGCAACGCGCCAAGGTGCGTGAGACCAATGCCAAAGCGGCAAAGCTTGAAGCCGAAGTAGCAGCGATGGGGGCAACCCTGCAAGCACAAGGTCTCGATGCGCAGCAAGTAGCGATGCGCGAAGAGGCGCTCATGCAAGACATCGAAACCATAAAGGCAGAAGCTGCCACTGAGATTGATCGCGTATCAGAGGCATTACGTAAAGCGCAAATGGATCTTGCCAGTCGAACGCTACAGATTCGAGAAGATGCCAACACCAAACTTGAAGTCGCGCGCATTGATGCAGATTCCAAGGAGCGTGTTGCGCAGATTCAAGCGGTATCAGACGAAAAGCTTGCCAAGCTTCAAGCGCAACTTGATGAGCTTTCTGAGCGGCTGAAAGAAGGTGAGGGCGGACACGGCGAGAAAGCGCAAGAAAAGCCCAAAGCGGAAAAGGCAAAGCCTAAGCCTAAGCCACAGCAAAAGACATCACCACAACAAAAGACATCATCATGAGCCAGCGATCTGAATTTACGGCCGAAGCGCTTCGTGCTGCACCGCCCGTAACCGTTGCCGGCGCCACGATTGCAGGCGTGCCACTGAACGATCTGATTCTTTGGGCAACGCTTTTGTACCTGGTGCTTCAAATTGGTTTTTTGCTTTATCGCTGGTGGCAGATGCACACGGCAAACCATAACGCTCGAGCATCTCAAGCCAATGGTGATGAACTGTTGTGAAGAACACCCGAGTGGCCGTTGCTGCGCTTAGTCTTTCTGCTGCAGGGCTTGTTTCAATCGCTTTACATGAAGGCTATAGCGATCAGGCTATTGTTCCTATGCCCGGTGATCGGCCAACGATAGGTTTTGGATCAACCACCAAGGCCGATGGGAGTGCAGTGCGTTTAGGTGATAGAACAACGCCATCCAAAGCCCTTGAGCGCGCATTAAGGGACATTGAACGCTTTGATACAGCGCTTAAAGCTTGCGTGCATGTACCGCTACATCAGCACGAATATGACGCCTATCTTGAGCATGCTTATAACGTGGGCGGCAAAGCCTTTTGCACCTCGACGATGGTTAAGCTTTTAAACGCATCAGACTATGAAAAGGCCTGTGCGCAATTTGAGCGCTGGACTTACTTTCAAGGTAAAGACTGTCGGCTTGCTGAAAACAAGTGCTCAGGGCTCGTTTTAAGACGCGCAAGGCAGCGAGCACGGTGTGAGGGGCAATTGTGATGAATCAGCAGTCTCTGAAAAAAAGAAAGCCCAGCTGCGAGGCTGAGCTTAACCACCTTAACGATGGAGACCGTGAAATCAAAAGATCGCCTGATCTTCTGAGATTTCAAGGTAACACGGATGCGAACGCAGTACATCCACCGTCAAGTGAGATTTACACTTTGCAAGATTTGAGCGTCTCGCTTAACGCTCGTCATGCTGCCTTTTGCCGGTATTGAGATGGGGCCACCCGCTGCTTTCCTTTTACTGCTTGCGGGCACGCTCATCAAAGTTGGGCTCGTTGTTGCCTTATCGCTAGGGCTACTTTTTGGCGCACAGCGCATTTACCAAGCCGGCTTTCAAGCGGCAGCAAAAGAAGCACAAGTACAGGAGCTTAAAGCTAAGGAGCAGGCTCGAGCCATGAGTGCAAAGCTCATGCAAGCACAAATAGATAAACACAAAAGGATCGATCATGAAACCCAACGTGCCTTGGCACTTGCGCGTGAGCGCGCCGCTGCTTCTCGCGATGATCTTGAACGCCTGCGCAACAAGCTCTCGGCACTTAGCGACACCGATGTGCGAGCCAATACCGCAGATGCCAATGCCGGCTGTGGTGATGTCCGAGGAGAGCGTGACCGCCTGGCAGCACTACTCGCAGAAGGCGCAAGCCTGGTTGCAGAGGGTCAGCAACGAGGTGATGAGTTGGCGGTGAGGTTGGAAGCTTTCAGCATTGCTGTCGATGGCAAGCCTTAGATACCTATTGAGTAGAAGATTTGTCGCAATAGGAAATATGCCCGAAGCGCAGTTGTTGCTAGGCTTTAATCCCCACAGACTTCAAACGGGCGGCTTACAACATGGACTTGGCATCAGAAATTGCGCACCTTAAGCGCATTCATAAAGAACTTCTAGAGCTTCTCGATTTGCTCATTAGAAAGGAGGCATCGCTCTTTCGAGAAACTCGTCGATTACAAACGATTACCAAAGAACTCCCCGTGCAACACGAAAAGCCTAATCCAGTGCGAGATGAAAGGGTCTGGGTTAGGGTAAGCGAAATCTGCCGCACACCTCGTAATCAAAACAGCATATTGCCCATATCCAGGTCGACATGGCTCAAAGGAGTAAATGACGGCAGGTTTCCGCCTCCCGCGAAGTTCGGGAGGTCTACGCTTTGGAAACTAAGCGAAATCCTCGCTATCGTGGAGGGCTCTGGAGCGCAGGCCACTCAAACTAAAACTAAACATAGAACGTAACAAATATCTGTATGAAGCCATGTTTGACCAAGCATGGCACCTTGCTGGGTATGAATCAACCCCCGAGGATGCACGCATGAGTACGCTCGATGAAGGCTTAATGGCAACGCTCACGCAAGAAGAGCGTGACGCGATGAACGGAGACGGCACGTCCACTGAGTCTGTGGACTCGAGCGATCGGCCCGTTGATGAGGCGAAAAGTGAAGAAGTCGTTAGGACTGAGTCAGCATCAGAAGCAGACTCAGACGGAGCAAGTCCGGTCGATACAAATTCTGAGCAAGCCTCAGATACTGAGAAGCCAAGGGATGAAAGTTCGCAGGCAGAAGTTGCAGCGCCTGACACTGATCCATCGCAGCCACGCAGCCAACCCATACCGCGCTATGACTCAAAGCTTCCCGAAGATTTTGATGCTCAGGTCAAATCGCTTTCGGACAAAGAGGCAGAACTCAAGCGCCAGTTCAAAGCAGGTGAGCTTGAGTTTGATGACTTTGACGTTGCACGGGCAGCTCTACAAAGTGAGCGGGAGCTGCTAACCATTGCGCGGACTAAGGCTGAAATCAGCCAGGAGATGAATGCACAAACCGCTGAGCAACTCTGGACCCATGCCGTAAATCAATTTATGGATTCAACCGCAAGACTTAGCGAAGCTGCAGGTGGCATTGACTATCGCAAAGACACTGAAAAGTGGAGCGATCTTGATGGCTTTGTGAGAAGTCTTGCAGCACGCAATGAATACGCTCATCAGAGCATGGATTGGTTTTTAGAAGAGGCGCATAAACGGGTCTTAGCGCTACACGGTATGTCAGCAGCAGCAAAGACGTCAGATGCTGAAAGCTCGGCTGAGGCCAAACCAGTGATGAAGGCTATGGATCGCAAGCCCATCGATCGTAAGCCGCCCCTGGATATTGCGCCTAAAACCCTTGCTATGGTGCCAGGTGGTGAGGGGCCAGGTGATGTGGATGGCGAATTTGCGGACGTCTTGGCCTTAGAGGGTTTAGCTTATGAGCAAGCAATCGCTCGCATGAGCCCCACTGAGCGTGAGCGCTTTTTGCGTGCGGCATGAGCTAAGCGCTCATCAGCTTCAAAGTCTTTTGCTTGAATTGCGGGTTGGTGAATCGATTCGTGTGGGCATAGCTGATGCGCCAATTGCAGTGAACACCTTGCTTAAGAAGATCGGTACCAAGGCACGACTTCAGATTCGGGCGCCAGGCGCCATTGCGATTCACAAGCACTCGGAGCCGCAAGCCATCTGAAAAACGTGTCGCGCTATACTACTGGTTAAAAACACAGTTATGCGCGCAAAAGTCATCCTTACCCATCATCACGGCGTGAGCCTTCAAGGAAACCGAGCTCATCCGCTTGGAGAGCTCTCAGGTCAGCTGATTACTCACATGCTGACAAGCAAGCGTGGGATGTATATGGTGGCAACGCTTCGAGACCCCAATGATCATGTTGGGCCTGCGCTTATCGAACTCTTTGATGTGCAGCTTTATCTCATCGGGCCTCAAAGCATGCAGTTGCGTGGTTTTGAGCGTCTTACGGTAGGCCATCAAGCGCAGTATGTGTTGCAGGGTTGGGTGGTGGTGATGATTTAATGCACAGGCTTAGCCTACATAGTTGGCATCGCTTTTTATCGTCAACTAAAACAATTTGTCGCAAATGCGATGATTCATTGTCATGAACCGATGTAAGGAAACTCTAGAGATCAATTTGTCGCTGTGTATGACTTGATCACATACAAATAATCCTTGGACTTCCTGTGAAATACCTGCCAAGATACCCTATCGCCATTCACGGCAGCTTAAGCATTCTTGCTTTAGTTGCTGCCCAATTTATGGGCGCGGCGAATCGGAGCCAAAATGAGATCGCTTGGTTGGAGCCTCTGGGGCCTGACACTGCTACTCAGTGGCTATGCGCTGTGGATTGCAAAGCGCGAAATTCCCAAAGCAACTCGTGACAGTTGGTCACCGCAAGCGCTTGATGACTACACTCGCGAACTAAAGATCATTGGCGATGTCGGGCTCATCGTCTTTTTGCTTTGTATCTTTTGGCTATTTGTTTGGATGTTTGTTCTTTAATGTGTACCGGATATCCACAAGGCCTAAGTTTGTAGTAGCCGTTGCTTATATGCTTCCCGCAGTTTGCTGAGTTCTTTGGACGCTATGGCCTTGTTAGCCTTTGATCCTTCTTTCTTGGTTAACT